GGTTGCGCCGCTAGTGGTCATCTATATCTCGCAGTCTTTGCGGCAATTTTTGCCGGTTGTTTGACAAACTGCTTACCTGCACTTTTTCCAGCTCGCTTTGCCTTTGTTGTTGCTGCGTATTCAGCAGGGCTAAGTGCATTAATTGCCGCCGACGGGAGGTATCGTTCGCCAGTTTTGCTAGACGGTTTACCACTTTTGGTCCGCCATTTCTGATCCCCCCAGTCTTTTAAACTTTGCTGCGGCGCTTTCACTACACCATCTTTCCACGCGTTTTACCACGTTGAGCTATACCGTCACCACGTTTAGAGGCGGAACCAACTGAGCCACCTTTAGCGTATTTTTCCTTTGCTGTTTTTTCAAGTCCAGATTTACGCAAAGGAGTTTGTTCATCTCTGGATTCAGTCCCATCATCACTATCGACAGAACCTTTTGAGGTCATCACTTGTTCTCTTGGTTCCCGTTCGCTTTTTACGCCTTCAATTTCTGCCGCCCATTTTTGCCCTTGAGGGCTTTTACGAAAGGATTCAAAAGCAGACATCCCTAAAGGACCACTACTATAAGCTTTTGCTGTAGGAAAACTTCCAGAGACAGAACTACCTAATGTAGAACCGCCTGAGTTAAATTTTTTAGTTTTCTTAATCACGATAACCCCCACCAGCTTCTTTGTACTTCTTAGCTACGAGTTGAGCTTTCCTCGCGGACCATTGTCCTGCCTTAGTGCCATGAGTCGCTGCGGCTTTAACTTGGGCTACGATCTTTTTCCGTAACCCAGGCTTGGTGTAATTACCTGCCGCATTGACCTTGCCACCTTCAGCATACTGATCGAAATCAGTATCGTCCCGCCTAGCTTTACGCTTAGCGGAGGGCATTTTAGAAGGGGCTATGCACCCCATCCCGCGAGACGCCATCACTTTAGCAACTCCCGCCCTTCATATAACCGCCCTTCTTCATAGCGGGCATCTTGCCACCGCCAGCCATCTTGATCTGCTTGCCTTTGGTTTTACCCTTCATAGCAATGCCGTCTTTGCTGGGGGCAGCAGTCTTAACAGCGCCCATCTTGCTTGCGGCCATGCCGCCCATGTTCATCTTTTTCATACCCGTAAACTCCTTACCAACAGATTGAGGGACACCTACCTTCTTTGCAAACTTAGGATTGTGAGCCACAGCTTGCATGAACTTCTCTTGCTTATCACTGACCGCTGGCATCTCTACCCCTTCTTAGCAAGCTGGTCAATCTTTGCTTCAAGCCGCTCAAAGCCTGCATCGAAGCGTTCCATAATTCTTTCAAGGTCTGCACGAACCTCTGCACGAGTGATGTGGTCACGAGCGATTTCTTCTCTTGTTCGGTTTAGCAAAATCTGAATCCGCTTTTGTTCATCATGGTTCATCTTAATCATGAACATAACTAATGCCACAAAGAACGATGTAATCAAATTCCAAACGAGCGCACCTGTTTCCATGACTCAACACTTCCATGCCCTTAACGACTTATTGATACGACTGTTCGGATCGTTAGCGGTTTTGGCTGAGGTTAGCTTCTTTTTCATGCCTTTCATTCGGGCGCAAAAAGAATCCCGGCGAGAGCCACCTTCGGGTTGCGGAGGTTTTAACCCAGGCTTACCGGGATTTGCAGCATTGTAAGAGGCACGGCCTTTAGCATTAAGACCGCCCTTTTGCGACTTCCCTTCTTTCCTTTGCCATGCTGGGGTTTTAGGCATATTGCCGCTCCTTTTCCTTGCGAACAGCTACACACAACCTTTCACGCAATTCAAAAACTTCGGCTGTTATAGAATCTTTACCACCCTTTTTAGTTTTAGAAAACTCAAGTGCTAATTCAGCTTGTGCTTTCTTAATTCTTAAAAAGGGTGTTAATGTTTCTAAAAACTGAACAGCCGCTGCGTCATCTGCGTACCATTTCCATACGCCACGATTGCAATGTATTGTGCCACCAACCACATCATAAAGCTGCTTTAAAACCGTTGGGTCTTTCTGGGCAACGTTTATACGTAACCTATGAAAGTATGTCTGGTCTTTAGCACCCCAAGTTTTCTTTTGGCGAGTAATAGAAATACACCCTTCGCCATCAAAAAATCCAGCAAAGTATATAAGATCATCGCGCTGCCAAGCAGGAGACTTAGCCATAGAACACCGTGACCTTAGCTGAGGTTGGTAGCGTTACGTGTACATCCGTCGTAAACAAAATCCCCTCTCCGGGGATTAAGTTAGCAAAAGGATTATTGGTGTTTGCTGGGATATTAAATTGCAAACGGATCGTACCGCTTGCTCCACCATCACGGAAAATAATATCGCCAGCAGTGCCCCCGGAGAGGCACTGATAACCCTTTACACGAACCCTGCCAGATACCGCAGTGCCAGTAGCCTCTACATGAGAGGACTTAACGTCTGTTTGCATAGCCATAATTGGCCTCCGTCATTAGACGTTTTGCTGACCGAGGTAAGGATCGGTGACGTAGTAGAAGATTTCCCCAGTGATACTGCCGCCCGTGGGAGCATCACCTGTCGTACCCCCGCCAGTGATTTTGACCATCTGGGTAGCAGACATGATCGTATTAAGGTCATCCCCTGCGGTAGCAGAAGCAAAATCAATCACAAGCTTACCTGTCGTAGCAACAGCCGCAGCAACTAACCCATTGTCGTCAGAAGCTGAAGTATCGGAATACCCAATCCAACCCATATCAAACGTGGGGGTCGTACCGCCTGTTGCAGCACATAAAGCATTAATTTGAGTAACAACTGCGCCAGCAGGAAGAATTACCGGGGCGGTGTTAGTAGAAGAAACTTGGACGGCTACGCTGTTAGCAGATGCGCCAGAAATGTAAAACTCGGCAACCATAAGAGGGGTGCCACAATATGCGGTACGTGTTTGATCGCCGCCACCAGAGCGCCAAATGGCTTGGGTCGTTGAAACTGCCATGATAAATCCTTATGCACAAGTAGCTTGCCAATCGGTGCATCGTCTGCTGGGACAGTTTAGCAAGCTGGGTTTTCCCAGATAATGTGTTTTTATCAGGTTGTGGGGGTTGTGTCAATAAGCTTTGCGCGAATTAGTGCTAGATCGTTTTCAGTAGGTTTTGAATCAACACCGCCGTATTTGAAACTATACCCCGCTAAGCGTCCTTTTGTTAAAGGTTTGCCGGATATTAAAGCCCTACGAAGGGTCGGCATCTGCATTCCATAGTAATTGAGTGTTGCAGTAAGACTTGGAAATAAAATGCCGTCAGGCATAACGAATACAGTTTTGCTCATTTTTTCTTTTGCTTCCTCAGTATGTTTACGTCCTAGCCAGTGCATATGACTACGACCTGCTTCGATGTTTGCGCGAATCTTTAAGCGCCCTTCTTCTGAAACTTTACGCCCCTCTGCTTTTGGTTTGCCGCGTTGCGTCGCACCAATCTTTGCTTTTGTTTCGTCGGATAACGTTTTACCGTATCGATAGTGATTTTCCCCGGCAGTAGGGGTTCTGTTCTGTCGAATCTTTAACCGTGCTTCTTCGGTATGCTTTTTCCCAACACGAGGGTGGTTAAAGTAGTCCGCAGCATAAAACTCTTTAAGAGTTGTAGAAATTTTTTCTTTTTGTTGCTCTGCCATTACTTTGCCAAAGTTTGGCGTAGTTTCTGGCGGGGCGTTGCGCCAAGGCGCGTCCGCAGAATATCCAGAGTTATAGCACATAGGCTGACCAACATGTTGAAGTAGATAAATATCTTCTATCTGTTGAAGAGGCATAGTTTCTGGAACAACCTCAACAATCACAAACTCGAACTTATCTTCACCATATTTGTTCCACGCTGCTTGCAAATGTTTGCAGTGGTGCCTATTACCGCGAAGTAATTTACGGTGTTGTCTAAAGCGCACTTTCTTGTTTGTTGTGCTGCCTACATAAAACTTGTTGTTGACTACGTTGATGATTTTGTAAATGACCTGTTCCATATTCCCTCCGTTACAAAGCCATATCCGTAATGTACCAAAAGGAACCAACATTGTCAACAAACAAAGAAAAAGCCACCCGAAGGTGGCTTCCAAATCAAGCTAAGTACTTGATTTTATTGGTATTAGGCTCCTTGGGAACCGTAAATACCCAACGGATCGCTCACTCCAAACGAGTACCTTTCTCTCGCTTTATATCTGACATTCCCGGTGTCGAAATCGCCATCCATTGAATTTTGTAACGGTGTACGTACAAAATGCTTCAGACCATTAGGAACATCAGTCGTAAGGAACCAAGCGTTGGTGTCGGTCAAGAAGTGGTTAACGGTGTAACCTTCAGGAATCGAACCATTGTTCTTCAACGCGTTGATGTCGTTATCGTTAGTACCGACACGGAGTTCGGTTTCCAACAGGCGTGTTGCCACGAACATCAAAGCAGGAGGAACAATAAGCTTGCGAGGCTTAGCAGCAATCAACAAACTACGTTCATCAGTCCATGCTGCGATCTGAATCACAGCGTTTTCCAACGACGTTTCGTTGAGGTCCACGCCCGTTGCGGTCGTGTTGCTGTTAGTACCCCCAGACACAAGCGGGTGAGCCGTTGAGAACAGGGATTGGCCGTCACCATAAGTAACAGCAGCAGACCAACCATTGTTCAACACAGCAGCAGCTTTAACCTGCTTGGTGTAAGCCATAGCGCGAGCAAGTGCCTTGGTGTAACGAGCAGACAAGCTGTCGTACAGGTTATCTTCAATCGCTTCTTCAGTGATCGAAAAGCCAAGTGCAATTGTTTCGTGCGTATAGCGGGCGGTCCAAGCTTCTTGCGCGTTGTCATAAGCAATCGCAGCGCCTTCGTTCTTCACCGGAGCGGCGGAGAAGCCAGACAGCTTGGTTTCCTCTTCAAACGAACGCTCGGAGGTCTCGGTTTCGTAGATCTCTTTGTGCTCTTCGCCGTACTTTGCATACTCCAGACCGAACAGTGCGTTCAAGCCGGGGAGAAGCTCTTTCAGTAGTTGTGCGCGTGAAATAGCCATTTAAGTTTCCCCTTACAGTCCGGTTGGGTTGTAGTAGGCATGACCACCGAGGAAGGTAGAACCGCTAATGTTCGGCATATTGAACTTAACGATTGCCTCTGGGTAGTAAACCGTACCACTATAAGTAAACGCCGTATCCGGCACCAAATCAACAATACGTACAGGCAAAGAAGCCGTTACGTCAGCGGAACTCAACAGGATGCCCTGCTGCGAATCGCCAGTTGTCGTATTGAGGGTGTTAGCCACCAAAGCGACGTTGTTGTTTACGTTGGTGTAGGTAAGGCCCGAAGTTGTCGAAACAACCGTGGTTCCCGTCACAACAGCAACTTGGAACAACTGATCGGGATCTTCACAGACATAAGCATAGATAAAGGTGTTAGCCTTCACCGAAGTGCCGCTGATCCATGACTGCGACCATGTGGGTTGTCCAGTAACAGACGAAACAAACTGACAGCCTAGAAAGACGCCAGCAAAACCGGTGGCTGGTGCAGCAGTTGTCGAGGTCGATACAGCGATGGTGCCGTCGTTAACAAAAATAACGGGGTCACCAAAACCAATGCTAGAAGCACCGGATGCGATACGACGCTGACGAGTTGCTCCAGCAAACACCTGACCACCGATCAGATTGATCGGCTTCAAGCCATAGGGCTTGTCTACAGTCGGGTAAGCCATTTGGAATTACTCCTAAGATTGTGGATTGCCACGTCCGAATGTCACCGAAGTCTTGCGCTCTGAAAACAGAGGCATCCTCGGATCGTTCTCGCGCATGAATGAATTATCGACAGAGCGCATCTGAGCATCTGCTTGCGCTTGATAATACGCATTACGTTGCTCAACGAGTTCTACCGGGGTTTTGCAAAGCATCAAACCGCCAACAACAATGTTGTCCTTAAACCGCTGATTATCGTTATCCAGATAACCAGAAATCTCAGGATGATCTTCAGCTCTTACAGGTTCCCAGCCTTCACGGAGTTTTGTTGACACATTACGTGGGTCAGATTGGCCCATCATGGAGACTCGAACCCAACGATATTTGTACCCAGGCTCAGGTGTAGGGTCAGGCAGCAACGTGGGGGGTGCCCAAGTGCGAGGACGCTCTGCTTTTGCACGGGTATCTAATTCGCGGTTTACGCGGTTTTCAATCGTTTTAGAATCAGCCATTTTGTGTCATCCCTTCCGCTACTTTGCGAGCGTACAGTTCAAGAGGAATTTTTAACTTCTTCGCTAAAGCTACCTGCGTTTGGGTGAGCGTGATTTTCTTGGGGGCAACGCTACGAGACGCTGGAGCTACTACGTTACTACGTCGAGGTTTTTCCTCTTTTACACTCTCAAAGTTCTCAGGGAACTTCTCGCGTATACGAGAGTTGACGCGTTCATAATACTCATCTGAAGTCGGGTCAACACCGTTTTTGACCAATTTCTCATGCAGCCCCAGAGCAAAGCTGGTCATCTCTTCGTCCTGCCCAAACCACCGATTTTGGTCACGCCATGCAAGTGCTTTCGGGTCAGGAGACGGCTCTGGTGCGGATTGTGGTTGCATATTTACAGGAATTTGTCTTTCCTGTAAAGGGGTTGGTTTGAAATTGCTAATCCGTTCAAGTTTTAATTTAGCAACAGTTAATGCTTCTTGTGCTGCTACGATTTGATCGGCATCCCCAGCGTCATATGCAGACTTATAAGCTTTTCTAGCTTGGTCAAGCTCTAACTCAGCAGTATTCTTAGCCGTTTTAACGAGCACATCGGTATTACTACCGAGGTCTTTTTTGAGGCGGTTGTTTTCATCAATTAGCTGTTGAGCAAACTTCAAAGCCTCTTCACGTTCACGCAAAGCTACTTCTTTAGCCCGACGCTCGTCATGATAACCATGAGTTATTTTCTTAATACGTTTTTGTACGCTCTCGTCGTATTTAGATAGCTCATCGTCAGAAGCTTCAGCAACAGGCTCCTCTAAAGGTTTTCTATTTCTATCTTCTGGAGGAGTGTCATCGACGATTTCAATCTCAAACTCACTGTCCGCCTTAGCTTCTTGTTTAGGCTCTTTTTCAGCTTCATCAGGAAACTTAAACTCTTCTTTATCCATTGCCATAGTTCACCTCACGCAGCACGTCGGATACCACGGGGATCTTCAACCACCGCTTCGACGGAATCATCGTTAATCAAACGAAACTCTCGGTCATGGATCATGATCCGAGTACCTGTATTGGCTCTAACTAAAATAAAGTCGCCCTCTCTACACCAAGGACCGCTAGGAAAACGAGACGGATCAGCGTAGGCAAGATCTCCTAGCTTTACGACAAACAGCACATTAGTAAGCAGCTCTTCATGCTTAATCGTAATGTCCGCTTTTACGATCCCGCTATCAAACTTTTCTTCGTAGTCAGGTATAGTGCACAGGATCTTGTACCCTTTAGGGACAGGTAACTGCTTTGCTTTTTGTTGTGCCGCTTCAATAACAGCCTCCGCTGTGTCATTCATCTTCAAATTCCTCATAACGTTGCACAAGGTCTTGGATTTCCATCTTTGCTAGGCGCAGACCTTGGATAACGCCACACAAATTTCTATACTCAGCAAAGTCTTTCGCTCCGCTTCCCACTAAAGAGTCCTTGATGGACTCCTCCCGCTCTATCAGCCGCTTACTCAAATGCTCAAGCATCTGCCGTTCATAAGTCATCAACCACCTCGTTTCATAGCAGATTTAAGTAAGTCAGCTTGTATTTTCTTATCATCCCTACGATCTTGGCTTTGCAGACGAATGTTTTCCTTCTGAGCTTCAAGTTGGATACGCTGCTGCTCGTTCTGTAACCTACCCTGAGCAAGTGCCATATCTGCCTGATCTTTAGCGGCTTTGCGTTGTTGCTCCATTGCCTTGATCTGCAACTCTTGTTGCTGCATCTGAACCAGCGGATCTGCTGCCATTGCCTGAGACTGTTGCTGTGCAGCTTGTGCTTGATGAATCTGTAGGACTTGTTGTGCAGCTTCAGCCACATACTTCGCCATCGCAAGCTCTTCAGCTTCGGACACCTTCTGCTCCGGTCCAGGTAGGGGCGCACCGACACGTTGTTCAATCTCTTGACGGTAAGCATACCCAAGATGCTCAGAGACATGAGCCATAATCGCAGCTTGCATCTGCTGCGCCATCGGAGACTGACCAATCGTTGCAGCAATCTTAGGATCTTGCATGAACGCCATGTGCGTTGAGATATGCGCTTGGTGGTCCTGATAAATAAAGGCTTTTAGCGGTGTGCCTTTTAGCGCGTTCATGTTCTCCGTCACAGGATCTTTAGGCGTCTGATCGTCAGGTAGTGGTACCAACTTATCAGCATTGGGAATACCCAACACATCGAGCATCTGCCTATGCAGCCGTGGGAGGTCATAAAGCTGAGGTGCCCCTTGAGCTAACTGAAGTGCCGCTTGGTACTGCACCACCCGCTGAGCCATGGTCGAGGCGTTAGGGTCAGAGACGGGTATGACCTCAATGATGTCGTAGTCCTCAGCCTTAACCTGTGGGGTGCCATCTTGTGGTGTATAGCTATAGTCCGGTGCGGTGTACTCGCGGATGATCTCTTTGAGGAGCTTGAACTCTTCCTTCATTGCCGCATGGATGCGAGCCTGTACTGCACCCATCGTCTTGAGCTGTCGCTCTAAGAGAGCCAGCGTTGTACCCACCGGAGCTTGACTCGACATGTCGCTGATCTTCATATCAGCCATACCACTGAGCCGTCGCGCTTCTTCAGTAATCTGATTAAGCAGTGCTAATAAGACCTGACTTGGTTCTTTATACGGCAGCGGCAGGATGTTGTCTCGTATAGCACCTCCAGGCACATCCACATCTCGCCATTCACCGGGAGCTATCGGCGTGTCATCACCTTTAATGCGTAGTCCTCTGGACTTAAGACCGCCGGGGAGGTTAGACAGTGAGCCTGCATCCACAAGCTGACGGATCAACATCGTACCTGCGGTGGCATAACCACCAATAATATGTATCAACCCGAAGCCATACGCTCCAAACCCAGGTATATACATATAGTGCACAAAGTGCTGACGCGCACGTTTCTGTGAGTCATCTTCCCGATAGTTGCGACGGATGGCGAGTACTTTATTAGTGCCTTTATCAATCGTAATGACGTAGGGCACCGGCAACTCTTCCTCATACCCCGGCAAGTCATACTCAGCGTGGATCTCATAGATCTGATACCGCTCATCGCGGGTGGGCTGCTGACCTTCTTTCTGCGCCTTGGCTTTCTCAATATCTGTCTGACTGGGGTCAGGCTCACCAAGGTCGATGTCCCTATAAAACCCACTGACCTGCAACCGCTTAATGTCATTCTTAGTCTTACGCATCACATGAGTGAGGCGGTCTGTACGTCGAATGTTTGTCACACCATAAGGCAAAATGACATCTTCAGCAGGAACATAGAAAGACACCTGTCGCTCAAGCGACGGATCGTAGTAGACTTTCTTAAACGATGACCCCGCAAGGGCAACACCCCACAGAGCACGTTCATGCTCACTGCGGTACTCAGGCATCTTGTCCGTAAGCTGATAGTTCATATCAGCCTGTACCCGCTTGGCAGCTTCTTCGACTTGTGGGTTCCAAGCTCCAATGATGTTGGTCTTAACCGGACCTTGCGCGGGGAATGTCTCCATAATAGACTCGCTCTGGAAGCGAATCGCCGACTCAGTCAGCAACGTAGAGAACACCCCACAAGCGCCATCCCAAGGCTCAGTCACCTCATCGTACCGAAGGCCAAGAACATCCAAACCCTTGACATACGTATCAACCCAGTCTTTGCGACTATTAATATCAGCCTCAACTAACTCCATCAGATCAGAAGATAGCTTCTGTAAGTCAGCTTCAGACATGAAATCTGCAAGATTAGCGTCAAAGTCCTCAGCCGAAGGCTCATCTGGCACAAGTTCAATCTCCACCCCACCCACACCAATACTCATACTTTCGGGGTTCTCAACTTCAATCTCGATGGGGGCTTCTTGCTGCGCCAACATCTCGATGCCTTCAGGCATTTCATAAAGTGCTTTACTGATTGCCATGATCTGTCCTAACTTAAGTAATATCCACGTTTAGCACCGCGAAAGCCTCTAAAGTACTGGACCTCATCTGGCTCGTCGCTTGGGAGACGTAAAAAACCCCCATTCCTAAAACGTGCTAATGCTAACGTAGTTGCGTCCACATAGTCATCATGCTCGCCTGCGGGAAAAGCTGCAATCTCATCAATAAGTTCTTCAGCCCAACGTGTGTTAGGCACCCATACCCGCCCTGACTGTATGATGTCAGACACCGAATTAAGTCTAGTTATCTTGTCGTTACCTTTACTGGGAGTGAACTCTGACACAGGCACACCCATCCGACGCAACTCTTGATATAGAGAGATACCTGATACCTTCTTTTCTACAATAAGTGCATCGGGTTCATACTCTTTATACAACTCAAGCACCCGTTGCTTTAACTGGAAAAACTCCATCCGCGATTTCCACGCGTCTAAGAGGATAATGTTTGTCTGATCTTCCTCAGTTGTCCACACACCCCACGTTGTACACGCAGAATAGTCCGAACGATTAGTCGTTTCGTACGCCGTATCCCACGACTGAATGATAAAGTTACAGTTTGGAGGGTCATCTTTCTCCCATACCTTCCACCATTCGCGTTTGACGATGGCACCTTCTTCAGAAGTAGGCTGTTGTTGGTACTGAGCCTGCCATTTGCTGTTTGGAAGCTCCTCTTTTAGCGCAGAAAGCTCGTCTAAAGACCAAAATTCAGGCCAAAGTGGGTTTCCAGAAGGTAAAATAGCAGGAAATTCGATCACTTCCCACTCATCTCCCCCTCTTTGGGCGGCATTTTTAACAACTTGCCCCGTTAAATCCCGCAAACCCCAGCGTGTCATAACAATAACGATGGCTCCCCCAGGCTGTAGGCGCTGTCTTGGCCCGGATGTGTACCACTCGTACACCTTATCGTAGATTTCTGGGTTAGTTGCAGCTAAGGCAGCTTCTTGTTCCGAGTGCGGGTCGTCAATAATGAGTAGGTCAGCACCTTTACCCGTAACAGCACCTCCCACACCAATAGCAAAATACTCTCCACCCTTGTTAGTCGCCCACCGGCCAGCAGCTTTAGAGTCCGCTTGTAGGCCAACTGTTGGAAATATGTCTTTATATACGTCTTGATCGACAAGATTTCGCACCTTTCGTCCAAAACCTACAGATAATTCAGCAGTATGGGCAGTTTGAATTACTTTTTTATTTGGAAATTTACCTAAAAACCACGCCGGAAGTAAATAAGAAGCAAACTCACTTTTGGTATGACGAGGCGGCATATTTATTATTAATCGTTTTGTTTTACCTTCAGCAACTCTTTCAAACGCCGCAGCCATACGTAAATGGTGCCGACCATCTACAAACGTAGGCCAAACTCGTTTTACAAACCGAATAAATCGTTCTCTACATACTTCTTGTTCTTTTAACTGCTCAAGTTTTTGCAGTCGAATATTTAAATCGCGTAAATCACTTTCAGGTAATCCAGATATATTATTTAATAATGCAGATAAACTTGCTGGATCTGATTGTTGCGGTATATTAATAGTCATTCTAATTCATCAATAGAAGCCATTACTGGTTTTGCAACACCCAACTCTTCATCTAAATCTGTCGCAGGAATTACTTCTACGTCAGTAGCACCACCTACTAATAAACGTTTAATACGTTCTTTTATTTCTGCTTCTAAGTCAGCAGAATTTTTATGAGTAATGGTTATCTCGCTGCGCTCAGTAAATACACCAATATCACTATGCTTACCTAAAAGCTCTAGGGCTTTAATTTCTATTTTAGTATCCCCACACGTTGCAAGTTCTACTAACTTAGCGGTAATAAATTGACGTGCTTGCACAACATCGGCAAACACTGGGGAGTCATACTTATTAATAATAGTTCTTAGGGTTGCGGCTACGCCGCCCTTCATTAATTCTTTCTTTACTTTTCTTGCTGGAAGCACCTTACCAGCTTGCCTGAATAACTCTTCGGCTTTGGCTTGGTCATTGGGGTCCATCTCTAGCGGCATGCCCAACTCATGGAGCAGCAACGCCGTATCCCCCGCAACAATCATTTTTTCTTTTATATGGTCGGGGGTCTCTGAAGAGAGATCAAACGGTATAGGTCTATCTGTGGTGGGTTCTATTTTAATCACGGGAATAAGGGCACCGAGATTGGGATGGCTGAATGTATATGTAATTAATAATTTTTGCAAGAGGAGGTTGTGACTCCTTACCGGGGGGTGTTTCTATATAAGGGGGTAAGATAATTGTGGTGAAATTTGAATAGGTAGGGGGGGTAATTTTATTTGGAGTGATGGGATGAGCGGCACAGTATGTATGAGCGTGGCGGGGCCGTCAAAGCCAGTTTGGGGGGGTCGGGGTACGGTGGTATTACATTATATTTATTTTCTTACGTATAGGGGCGGATTGTGGTACATTCCAACCAAGCCCACCAATGGGCGATCAACGGAAAACCTCCCGCCAACGCGAAACAACGTCAAAGGGGAGGGGAGAGGGATCGATCGCTGTACACTGGTACGGTTAAGGTCAAAGCCTAAAGGGGTGCACAACGCGACAGGAACGACCGAAATTCCCCCTTCGCAAATAGCGATACGCTAACGAAACGCGCAAGCGTTGATCGGGCCGGATCGAAAGTTGCAACCCGTCAAAAAGCGGGATTGGGCGTGTACCAAGCCACTGACCCAAGCAAGAAAACTGTAATCGAAGTACCCGTTGCCAATCCGCGCAGGCAAAGCTACTAGGTCAAACCTTGGTAGCCCATACCCTGCGCGGGTCTTACATTAGCAGTCTATCAACTACTAACTTAAGGAAATTATCATGGCACTCAAACCTACCGCAATCCTTACCAAGGACATCGCAAGCATTGGACGCGCAGGGGTCAAGTTGACCCGCATGATTCAAGATGCGGCAGTGCAAGCGATTGGCTACTCATTGGTGCATGGCGACATCACAATCGGACAACGCCTCTTCGAGGCTTGCCCCAAGGGTGTTCGTCGTAACTCACTAGTAGCATACCTTGAGAAGTTCGGTGCATTCCAATGGGATGCTAAGAGCAAGAGCCTCAGACATCGTAAGACTGAGATCGAGTTCACCGAGCAATATGAGCAAGATCTTATGAATACCGCTTGGGATGACGCCAAGCCTGAGCCTGAGATTGTAAGTGTTTATGATGTACAGAAAGAGTTCGACAAGTTCATCAAGCGTATGGAAAAACTGCGCCAAGATGCAGAGATTACATTGCACCACAAGGCATTGTTAGATTCCTTACAAGAAACATCCTCGCAGTACAACGCACGCCTAATGTTAGGCGAAGCAGCAGACAAAGCAGTATTGTAAGAACACGGGAGGGAGTCTTACACTCCCTCTTACACTATGTTTCCCTTTAGAATCAACAACTTAGACTGCTAATGTAAGATGTAAGGCTTTTTTCGGGAAATATGCAGGGGTCTGGGGTCGCAAGCCTCTCGCCAAGTGCAGTCCTCCCCCGTTATAACTTCTGGGCAACTCTTATATATATAGGAAAAACTACTTACTTACTTACACTACGCTCGCAACTTATTGATTTCAAACACGAAAATCGCGTAAGTCCACTTATAAATCTTATGACGATTCTCTTACAAAGCCTGTTTTCTCTTACACCCCTCTTACACAACCCCTGCCTACACCCTGCGTGACTAGGCTCTATCTTACACTGTGTTACATCGTAATTATTACGATGTGGTATAATGTAATCTTCTGGAGGCAACATGATTGATGACAACTTCGTCGGTGGATTCGTTGTAGCTATGCTCTTAGTCACAATAGTTCTTACATTAACAGGAGCGATCTAGATGGTACGTTTCTTACACTGCCGTGAATGCGGCGACGAGTTGCACGACCCTGTGCACACCCTAGCGGGATTCTGTTGGGACTGCCGCGAGCAAGCGGCAATCGATGCGCGGAAAGCATGGTGCATAGCACCCCTGCACAAGAGCAACTACATGCTGATAACCAACAAGCAAGATCTGCAAGGGTTGAACAACAAAGGAGGGTTAGTGCGATGAAGAAGTTTGAAGTCGAGTTCAGAAGGGCGTCGTACATCATCGTAACCGTCGAGGCTGAGTCGAGAGACGAGGCGGAAGATAAGGCGTGGCAAGAGCTTGAGTTCCTAGCCACGCAGCCAACGCATATTGACGACAGCTCTTGGGATGTTGAATCAATCGAGGAGAGTGTATGAAAACGAGTGAACTAACAGGACTTGCCCTTGATTGGGCAGTGGCGAAGTGTGAAGGGCATAACATGGATTACTTCCAGGTTGTCGATGCGTACCTACCGTCAACCGACTGGGCGCAGGCAGGCCCGATCATTGAGCGGGAGGGGATAAGCGTGATGCTGTCTTTCCGCGACAGTTACGCCGAGGGTGCGAATGCCAAACCGTCGGGTTGGTGCGCTAGAAAATATCAATACGGAGTGCTTAACGAGCCGCTTAGTTACGGCCCCACGCCCCTAGTTGCTGCTATGCGGTGTTACGTAGCAAGTAAGTTAGGCGACGAAGTGGAGATACCAGAGGAGGTAAAAGCATGAAGTCTTATGTAGTCGAATTTACGTACAACGTCATTCCCACAATCAAGATCGTTGTCGATGCACAAGACCCCAAGGAGGCAGAAGAGTTAGCCCTTGAGCAGTTAGAAGAAGCATACGAGAACGATTGGGTAGACCAGATGAGCACCTTCGATGCTAACGATTGGGACATCGAGTCAGTAGCCGTTGAGAAGTTCAATCCCTACAAGTAGCAACTAATGACGAACAACAAACAACCAAGGAGTATTTATGGATGACACCACAGTAACCAAAGACCGCTACGTATCACTAGCCGAGGCAGCATCCCTCATCGTTTCCGTCCCTGAGAATCGTTTCTGTCTCGTGGGTGAGCCTGGGATTGGCAAGTCCTCAATCCTCAAACCCTTAGCGCAACTGCTACCTGCCGAGGAGTATGAGTTCACCTATGTCGATGTGCCCTCCCTAGAACTTGGCGATACAGCTATACCCGTCCCCAACAAAGAGTCAAAAATCCTCGAATACCTACCCAATGGTAGGTTCAAACTGCATACCAACAAGAAGGTAGTCATCTGCCTCGATGAGTTTGGTAAGGGTGCAGACCCTGTGAAGAACATGCTACATCCACTGCTAGAAGAGAATGCCCCTCGCCTTGCAGACCGACCCCTACCCGAAGGATCCCTCGTATTCCTAACAGGTAACTTCCGCACCGATGGTGTAGGTGACAACCTCAAGGCGCATACCATTCAGCGTATATCAGAGGTAAAGGTACGCAAGCCCGATGCCGATGAGTGGCTACTGTGGGCAGCAGCAAACAACATAGCAAGAGAGGTGCGTGCATGGGTCAAGATGTTCCCCGACTCGCTAGCATCCTACCGAGACCCTGGGCAGGGTAGCAACCCATACATCTTCAACCCTCGCAAGCCCACCATGTCTGCTGTCTCACCGCGCACGCTGTCTCGTGCCTCTAACATCGTGCATAGACGCAAGCAGTTGACACCCAACGCAGTGCATGCCGCACTTGCAGGTACAGCAGGTGATGCCTTCGCGGATTCGTTCGCGGCGTATTTGCAGTTCTCGGATCAACTCCCTCCGATGGAGACACTAGTCACTAACCCAACCGCTGCACGAGTGCCCACCGAGTCAGGTGCTCAAGCCATACTCGTCTACGGCATGATCGACATGCTGAGCAAGGAGACCGTGGATCCCTTCATGCAGTACGTGGTGCGCCTCAACCCTGACTGGACTGCATGCTTCTGCATATCAGTAGCTAAAGACCCAGACAAGCAACACATTGCGTTCAGTAACCCTCGGTTCAGTGCGTGGTGTGCCGAGAACCAAGACTTACTCTAAACAAACCAAGGAGAACATAGCATGACTATCCTAGCTAACGCAGTACTTGTCGAACTCAACATCTCAACGTGGACTGCATATAAGTTGGACAAGCAGCAATCCGCGAAGATCGTTGCAGATAACAACGCAACCGAGAGCGATGCCGCTCGCGTCAACAAGAACCTCATGGCAGGTACATCCCTGCTCAAGAACATCAATGACTACGTTGCGAAGGTTCGCGTGTGGCACATAGCGCAGACGCTGCCGTGGGCAGAGAAGGGTCCGAGACTACTACCGATGAAGAACTTCTTTGCCTACAAGCAGCAACTCAACCAGATGGAAGGGAACGTCTCCGCACTGGTGCGGACATTCGTCGATGCTTATCCTAACCTCGTATCCGTAGCAGCATTCAAGACCGGTGGGTTTTTCAACCGTGATGACTACCCGTCAGTTGATGAGGTCTCTCGCAAGTTCAGCTTCAGGTATGCCTTCACCCCTGTGCCACAAGCAGGACACTTCATACTCGACACACACAACGAGGTGATGCAAGAGCTAGCTACAAACTACGAGGCCGAGGCTAACCGCAGGATAGGTGAAGCGATGAAGGATGCGTGGGGTAGGTTGCACGAGACACTGAAGCACCTCTCAGATCGCATGACCGATGCACCTGCTGAGCAAT